CCCCCGCCGCCCGCCGGGAAATGCGGGGGCGGGCGCCGCCAAATCAAAACCGGTAAGCAAGGCCAAAAATTCGAGGCCGCAAAGACCCGCGCTCGCCGTGAGGCGTACCGTGAGGTGTCCCAGCGGAAATTTCACGATGGGTGCGACTGCGCGGTAGTGCCCGTGTGGGAGCCTGACAATTGGGTGGGCCAAAAAGAGGCCGCGAAGCTCCGTGAATTCTATGACAAGGTGCGGCGGGAGACCGATAAGGACGCCAAGAAAAACCCTGAGAAGTACCGGGGCAAGTCAGAGGCAGCAATCCTGGAAGAATATCTAGAGGAAATGCGCGCTAAAGGCGGTCGCCTGGACATCACAGACAAGCGAGCCGAAGCGAAACAGTACGACACGAGCACCCCACTAGCACGTAGACATAAAAAAGCCGTGGAAAAAGCCCTAGCTGACGCCGATAAAGAACGCGAAGCAGCACAGAGGAAGGAAAAAGCATGAATAAGACCGGCCAGGCAGCAGAAAAGCCAGAAGAAACCGAGGAAAACACCAGCGAGCAGGCCCCCTGGGAGAAAAACGGCGAGGAATTCGACGCTGAGCGCGCTAAAAAGCTCATTGCAGCCCTCCGAGACGAAAACAAAGCCCTCAAAGCCGCCAAGACAGAGCCAAAGGCAGAGGATAAGCCCGCTGACGCCACTAAAGCTGAGGCTGATACATCCCCTGCTGAGCCAAAGGCAGAGGATAAGCCCGCTGACGCCGCTAAAGCTGAGGAAAAGCCATCCACCGACCTGGCATCAGAGCTAGAAAACGCAAAAGCAGAGCTAGCGAAAGCCAAGGCGCTCGCTGCTGCGGGGCTTCCGCTAGATCTCATTCCCTTTATCCCTGGGGGTGATGCGGAAGAAATTGCTTCGGCTGTGGATTTCCTGGCCTCTAAGATTCCCGCCGCGCAGGGCGGTGAGAAGAAGCAGCCACGGCTTCCTGTCGATCCGTCGCAGCGGGCGAAAGTGTCCAAAGACCCATATCAGGCATATGTGGAACAAATTTTTGGGACTAAACAGTAATAATTTGATGAAAGGAGCGCACTTATGAGCGCAACTACCCTTAAGTCGCTTGAGACAAGTGGCGTGCTTCCTAAGCCGATGGTGGATAACATCATTGGCCGTGTGAGTGAGAAGTCTGTCGTGCAGCAGCTCGCACAGAAAACACCTATGCCTATCACTGGCAAGGCTATCGCTTTCCAGACTACGCAGCCGCAGGCTGGTGTGGTCGGCGCGGGCCAGCTCAAGCCCGTAACAAACATGGAAGTACGGAGTAAAGTAATCACTCCCATCAAGGTAGCAGCCCTGATGTACTGGGACATGGAGGCCCGCCAGGCTGACAACATCGGCTACCTAAAGCTGATGGAGGAACAGGCAGCCGCCGCGATTACCCGCGCATTCGACCTTGCAATTCTGCACGGCAAGGACGCTCTGACCGGTAACACCATCTCCGGCCAGGAATACGTAAACCAGACCACAAACCGTGTGGAGCTGGGGACGGCGACAAAGGAGAACGGCGGTATTTCCGCTGACTTGCTGGCCGGTACTGACCTGGTGAATCTTGCTGACGGCTTCGACTTTGATGTGTCCGGCTTCGCTGCTGACAAGTCCATGAAATCGCGGGTGCTGGGCCAGACTGATACCCTGGGCCGCGCTATCTACGCTGACGGATTCGACATCACAAAGAATATTGGATCGCTGCTTGGTGCGCCTGTCGGATTCAGCCGCGTAGTCTCTGGCAAGGTCGGCGCCGCTGAGGATACAAAGGTGCGCGCTTTCGCGGGCGATTGGAGCACTCTCCGCTACGGATTCGTGCAGAATATCACTATTCGCCGGTCGGATCAGGCGACCATCCAGGACGGCAGCACCACCGTGCACCTCTTCCAGCAGAATATGGAAGCTTTCGTTGTAGAGGCTCAGTTCGGCTGGGGCTTCACTGACGCTAAGGCCTTCGTCGCCTACGACGACAAGGTATAAGAGCATGGCTGAGGCGAAGTATAAGCATCTCGTATTCGGGACGGTAATCACCAGTGAGGAAGAGCCGCCCGGCCCGTGGGAGCCGCACACTGACGCCAAGCCCGCCCCTGCTAAGACCCGCGCTAAAAAGACCGCAGCAGCGAAGAAAGATAGCGAAGAGGAGTAAGCACCGTGGCAGTCGCATCAGTGGAAGACGTGAAAATCAGCCTCCGCCGCGACCTGCGGGGCGACGAAGGTAAGTACCTGGATGCGCTACTGCACCGTGTAGAGACCATGATACGGGTGCGTATCCGAGACCTAGACGCCCGCCTAGCAGACCGCGTATTTCTCGATACCGTCGCTGCTATAGAGGCTGAATCCGTCGCCCGCGTGCTGCGCGCCGATAATTCAGGCATATACTCGTCCGAATCAGAAGACGGGTACAGCTACCGCCTGAATTTCATGGTAGCCTCAGGGCTGCTGGACATCCTACCTGCGGAATGGGAAAAGCTGGGGGTCGGCGGCTTCGAGTCCGTCGCCCCAGCTATGGACGGCTACTTAGCACACCGTGCAGGCAAGCGCCCTGACCTGGATTTTCAGCGGAAATTCGGTAAAGGGCACGATATGGCCTGCACATACTACCCGCAGGGGGGATAAGAGTGTCAGCTATCCGCAGGGGCCTCCACACGGTACATGTCAGGACACGTGTAAAGACTATCGACAAATACGGTGAGACCGTGAGCGAGCTATCCCCAGAAGCGGTGCAGGTGCAATGCAATGTACAGCCCGCATCCGCAGAAGAAACGGAGCAGCTGGCCGGGGCCGGGGCAACTACCGTGTACAGGGTCAAATACTGGCCTAATGAGCACGGTGGCGCACCCTGGCCCGGTGGCCCGTACTCTCAAATCATCATCGATGGCAAAGCATACGAGCAGCGCGGCGAAGCACTGAAATCCCGAATGTCAGGAACAACCGGGCATATCAAAGTCTACGCCGCAGCATACGACAGTGAGGCGAAATAATGGCAGAAGTAAGTCGGAACGCCGAGCTGATGCTGGCCCGTATAGCATCGAAAGACCCCGAATTTACGGCTGCTGCTCAGGAAGTCGCAGCCACAGCGCGGGCGCTCGCCCCACAGAAAACAGGGGATTTCAAGCGCTCCATAAAAAGGCACCGGGTGACGACACAGCAGGGCGTGCACGACCAGCTAATCACATCAGACGATCCAGACGCCGCCGCAATCGAGCTAGGGCATATCACCCCATCAGGGAAATTCGTGCCCGGTCACCATACATTCGGTAAGACAGCGGCTAAATACAGATAGGCGGGTGAGCGAGTGTCCACCACTATAGACGTGCAGGCAATAGTCCACGCCGCACTATTCGAAAAGCTCACCCCCACCCGCGTAAACCCCGCCGCACTCACAGACACCCTCAACCCTGAAAAGCTCCCCGTAGTCATCTACGAGGTAAGCTCACCAACCCCAGTACGGAACGCGCCCCGCGCCGGGCACGGCACCGTCGCTGACGTAACGCTAACTGCGCTCGCCGCATCTCGTGTGCGTGCGCGTGATGTATGTGACGCGGCGGTGGATGCGCTTCTGGATTCTGTGGATCAGGTGCCGGGGTCAGGGCGTGAGGGGTGGCTGACGCGGGTGCGTCTGACTCAGGAGCCAATGAGTATTACCTCTGCACAGGTGGCGGGGGCAACGATTTTTCAGTATACGGCGGTGGCGTCGATTGTCGCGCGCCGCAATAACCCATAGATTGGAGGCTGCTTGTGGCACTAGATTTGAATGGCACAAAGCTGCACATCGCGGGCCTGGGGTATGTCTTTTATGCGCCCCATAAGACCCCGTACCCAAATTTCACGAAATTCAAAATGGCCGACGCTAAGACCTGGCAGGGCTGGAAATTCCTAGGCGACACATCCGGCGAGAACGTTGTGGAATTCGAGGCCGAAGGCGGCGAAATCGAGTACAAAAGGACTTGGGGCAAGAAGAAAGCACGCGCTGTCCGGTCTGACACGAAGATTACAGGCACTATTAACAGTGTCCACATCGGTAAAGAGACCTTTGAGGTCGCTTTCGCATCCGGCGCCTACAAAGAGGAATCTCAGTCCTATCAGGTCAAGGACAAGGTTGTGGAGCGTAAAGGCATGGTAATGATTGTCATGGAGGATGGTGCATCCATCGCCGCAATCGGGTACCCGAACACCACCATGACAGGCAGCCATCCCAAGTTCGACCTAGAGAATTTCACCGAGATTCCTATCTCTGTGGCAGTGCTCGCAGATGAAGAATTGACCCTTTACGAGATTTTCGAGCCGCGCGACTACAACCCCGCATAAAGACCCCCAGAAGCCCCCCCCCACCCCAACACACCGCCGCCCCCCCACAACAAACCCCCAACCCTGCCACAACAGCGCAAACGCAGCCAACGCCGGCACATACAACACCAGCAACAGCGGCAACAACAACGCCTCAGATACCAAAATAAAGCCCCACAAAGGCAGCCGGGGCGCACCGTAATAATGCAGCACCTTGCGCATCGAGCGGCTCAACACCAACCATTTCACAATCACCAAAATCACCGACAGGCACACCGCCACCACGCCACTGCCAAACAAAGGCGACATGCTGGCCGCGTTCACCACACCCAACAGCAGCAACACCGCCGCCATCACCAAAGGCGAATACAAATACGTCTCCGGCGAACGATAGCGCAAACGCAAAACATCCCACATATCACGAACAAACACATACAGCATGGCATAAATCCAAAGCAAAAAAGCCGATTGTATCTTAGGCCGTCTGAAAATCAAACCGGCAAACCTAAAAACCGCCAATTAAAACGAGAAATAATTCAATACAAAACAAAATCTTAATTTACCGCCTCAAAAATAAAGCCTACAAATACTTGCACAAGGAAACGAAATTTGGTTTAATTCACATCTCGCAACGAAACACGCGAAGGCCAGATAGCTCAGTTGGTAGAGCAACGGATTGAAAATCCGTGTGTCGGCGGTTCGATTCCGCCTCTGGCCACCACCAACCGCAT